ATAAAGCAACACGTTGAATACGTTCAACTGTACGAGCAAATCTAATATCTTCAGCAGCTAATGTAGCTTTACCTTGTAGATCTTTTTCAAATCCAAAATATGCTTTTGGTATCTTAAGCGCAGCTAGCATCTCATCACGTAAAAATACTACATCTTCAATTCCACCATACTCTAATCCTTTAAGAGTATCAATTTTAGTTGCTGTATCATTTCCACGAGTTGGAAGATAAAAATCTTCCATCATGTTTTGTAAATTATAACGCAGATTATAATCACCAGTTTGATGATCCATATAAGGAGTTTTCTTCATCTTCTGGATTATCTTCTGCATGTAGGCATCTACTTCATGTGGTGGTATATTACCAACATTTACAGTAAACACACGTTTTTCTGGGGCGCGAGTAATACGATGTAGTAACATCGCATCTTTCATTAACACATATTGCTTATAAGTCTTACGAGCAGGTTCAATATATGAACGACCATAAGGTAAATAATTAGCATCTGTTAGTAGCCTAAAGTGAGCTATTTCGTAGTTTTCAAATTTAATTTTACCATCTCTATCTTTAACACGTGAACTAATACCACCAGCGGCGATTACCATTGGATCAATTCTAAAACATACGTAAGATGGATTTTCAGGATTTTGTCCTTCCTCACGAATCATGTCATATACTGATAATGGTGTTACATTGTAAATACCAAATTTTTCAGCAATTTCCATGTGTAAATAAAAATCACCATACTTACACATGTTGCGTATCCATAACCATAAATTAAATTCAATGTTTAAAACATCATAAAATAAATTATATAAAATACGTTGAATATTTTCATCAGCACTTCTAATTTGTAATACTTCACCCATTTCATTTTTAAGAGTAGATTCATCTGAAATGATGTCTAGAGTAGAAGCAATGATAGAGTCTGTATCCATTGCTTCGTAATCAGTGTATAACTGAATGCGAAGTGTTTGGTAGTTCATCGTTGGATTATACGGCATGTTAGCGCCATAACGATGAAGTTTAGTAAATCTATCTATAAGTGCGTTGGTTTTTACATTACCAAAGGATTGGATTTTATCTACATCTATTACCTTTAGTTGACTACCGCCTACATTTCGTATGATTACGTCTGTACTAAATAAGCGTGTTAATCTATTAAATAAACCTGGTTGGTTATCTGCCATTATGTTGTTTTATTTATATGTATAAATATTTATTATCCTAATATCCATGATGCATCTTCAAACCCCCCATGGCCATTATTCATCATAAATGGATTTGATTGTCCGCTAGGTAGTAATGGACCCATTTCATAGCTTGTTCTAGTAATATTAGATACCATTGCTCTATTTAGATCCATTCCTTGTTCGTAGAATTTCATTGCTGTGTCTCTTGTGAATAATCCTATTCCTAAAGACATTACTAAGTCGTCATTATATCCGTTTTGTGCTTGAGCCTTACCATGTTGCCAAATAAACACACGTAATTCTTCTAATAAACGTTTAGAACGAAAAGTAAAAGCCTTTTCACGAATATACGACTCCATTTTTGCTACAACAAGAGGTCTTGTTTTAGCTGATGTAGTAAAACCAGGAACAGTTTGTTCCTTTTCCATTTTATCCATCCATTTATCTATATGCATTTCACCATAAGCACGAGGTGAATAATATAATTTTTGATATCCTTTTTCTATAATTGTATTAATTACATCCCACCCGATATTCGCATTCTCCACCACGAGTAAAGCATTATTATACTCAGTAGCAACAGAAACAAGCATGTTTCCATAAGTGCGAGTGTCGATTTGCGATTTGTATTCAGCCACTTGCTCACAAGTCGTCGCATCAATGACATGGAAAGCAGAATAGTCACTACTATCTCCGCGAGCAACATCAGCACATACAATATACTGCTTACTATAATCAGGATACTGCCAAATCCAAAAGTCACCACCCATAAAGCGGCGCTCGACAGGATCTTGTATAAATGTTTCTTCATAAAATGATAATAAATCAGGTTCAATTACTGAATTACCAGAGCCTAAAAAGTCACAATCATACTCTTGAGCAAACTCACGAGGTGACATATTTGTTCTTTCTCTTTGCTCCCAGGCTTCATCTCTATCAGGATGTAAGTTCCATCTTAATTTGATTGCTTTAAAGTCGTTTTTACCTATTTCAGCTTCAGCATACATTTTATGAAACCAGTTACCAACACCATTTGGAGAAGATAATGCAATAATACCTCCACCAGTTGCAATTGTAGGTTTAATACTTGTGTATATTTTATCAATACCTTCAATAAACGCAGCCTCATCTACTAGCAATAACGATACAGCGTAAGATCTACCTGCATCTGATGCAGCTGATGTAGCAACTATTTGAGAGTTATTGGCTAATTTTAATGATAATTTGTTATCTGATACAGGTTTTTGATTACCTTTTAACCAAGAAGGTAAATTATTGTACATAAACTGTACTTTTTCTACCATTCCTTTAGCGGTTTCTTGTTTAGTTGCTATACAAAGTACTGTTTTGTCTTTATTAAATAACATTGTCCATAGTGAATATCCAGCTACTAATGTAGATATACCTAATTGTCTTGATTTATTTATAATACTAAAACGATTATTTCTAAAATCATTTAATGTGTCTTCCTGGAATGGATATAAATGAAATAATACTCTTCCCTTAATTGGGTGGGTAATATAACAGTATTTACGGAAAAAATGTACAGGATCCGTGGCGCACTTAATGTATTCCTGCTTTATTATTTCTTTAATATTAGTTTGACTCATGTATATAAATATATAAAAAAGCCTGACTTACGGGTCAGGCTTTGTTTTTGCATCGGTCTAAGAATGCTAAACGGAGTGTTCCTAAGGTAGAACTATTTTATAAGTAAAAATGTAAGTCCAATTACTGCTAGTCCTGTTCCTATTTTACCTAAGTTAGCTTTAATTTTAAGTTTCTTATTTTCTAATTTTAAAGATTCATATTGTATTTTATGATCATTTATTTGGGTATTTTTAATACCAATAATTGATTTGTAGTTAGCTTCTTTATCAGAGAAATGACTAATAATACTGTCTCTAAGTACTACTTTATCTTCAGTTAAACTAATAATACTATCTTTTATTACTATTGTTTCTTTAGCACCATCTAATTCAACTAAATCTTTTGCAGCTGCAACTAGTACTGGTTGTGCTAATGGTAATGGATTAGTAGTTGTATCGGCTGGGTAGCGTTGATTAAATGAAGATATAAGTTCTTTTTCAGTATATGTATCTATTTTTTGTTTAGAAGAATCAGTGTATTTAATAATTACTTTAATTTTTTCTTGTTGATGACCAATTTGGTAGTCAAGTTCAATATTTACTTTATACAATTCATCAATAACAGAATCTCTTTTTACTATATCAACTTCTAAAGAATCAACAACATGATTTAAACTATCTTGTCTATGAGCAAATGCATCTTCAGATACATTGTGATTGCATTTATCTATAAAAAGCCAAAACAACAAAATAACAAGTAGTAAGGGTAATACTAATTTTTTCATAATTTATTTTTTAATACCAGCATAATATTGCATTCTTCCTTTTGTCCACTCATCTAATGGTTCTTCTTCTGGGGTTTCAATTTCAGGAGCTTTATTATTTTTTGAAACTGATGGAAATTGGGAAGCAATAGATGCCATTTTATCTTCTAGTCTTTTTTTAAGATCGCGTAAATTTTCAACCTCATTATTTGGATTATCTTGAATATCACCAGGTGTTGGTCTTGATTTTCTAGCTTTTAATATGTTTGATTTTACATTAGCTAAACGACGTTCTAATTCTTGATAACTCATCCATGCATTGAATTCTTCATCCGACATTGAAGCTCCACTTACACCTCCTGTTTCAATTTCACCTGCTTCTGGTTCTTCATCTTTACTACCCATCATTCTAGCAAATGATGCTTCAATTTCTTCATCACTCATATCACCTTCAACACCACCTTCTGGTCCTTCATATCCCGCTGGTATATCTTCACCATCTTCTGGTTCAGCAACTGCTGGTTGTGGGCGATTAAGACGTGGTGCTGCTTGTCCACCTGATTGATTAATTGCCCCTGAAGCAACAAGAGCCATAAAATCAGCATTGATTGGATTTTGTTTATCATATCCTAATTCACCAGCTACATCTATTTTAGACATCGGTTCGCCTGTAGCTTGCATTGCAGTAATAATACGATTTTTCTTACCACTAAAATCAGCAGCATTAGTACCAGGAGCTAGTTCATAACGTACTGCTACGTTTGCTAATTCATCAAGTTCATCTTCTTCTAGAGTTACAACTCCTTTTTTCTTTAATTCGTCTTCAGCTGCTGTTTTAGCGTCTGGAGCTAAAGTACTAAACTTTTTATTTTTCTTTAAATCATCCAATGCTGCTATTCCAGCAAAAGTTTCTTCATTAATTGTTTCTTGAATAGCTTCACGAACAATTTTATGTAATTCTGATTTTTTCATTTTTATCTGTTATGTGTATAAATATTATATGTTTTGTAAAATTGTTGCAATACGTTCCTCAGTTGTACCTTCAACACTAATTAAACGTTTTGGTTTATATTCTTCTAATGCCATTTGAATAACAGTATCTATTTTAATACGATAACCTAAATCAGTAGTTCTAATACCATTATCTTCTACAGGAACTCCACGTGGAGATACATAAATAACTAAATCATAATAATCTTTAAGATTCATTGCTGACTCAACAAATGTACGTTTTTCCCAATCGCTAATTGATTTAGCTGATAATGTAAATGAGCATACATCCCATATTGTTCTATCAGTAACAATATTTTCCTGCAATAATTCACTAGCACGTTCAGCTAAAAATATAAATTGGCCTGGTAGAGTAGAATCAGTATTTAATGGAATACCTAAATTGCTAAGATATTTACTACGTTCAGTTTGTATAGTATAACCTTTAAATTGGTCTAACTCACCTAATGCTTTTGCTAATGTAGTTTTAC